TAATTGTAGACCGTGATGCACAACGTTGGGATGAGCAGCGTTACTGTGGTCACATCTACTACCTCCCAGTGCCAGATGCTAAGGACCGCTTTGGCAACAAGGTGTTTGAGGCAGGTGAACGCCTTGAGTATTGGGACCAAAATGGTCTCAGTGCAGATGGTGGTGCTTATTCTCCCAGTCGTAATCGTCTTGGAGTTGGTTCACCCTCATCTACTATCGATGAAGAGGGCTACTTCCAATTCATCAAGATTGTAGAACTGTATGACTTCGTCAATGACCGACTGATGTTCTGGTCGCCTAACTGGAAGAGTGGTGATGAACTGCTGGACAGCGGACCAATCCCCTTCAGAAATCCAGATGGCTCTCCTTCGAACAACATCATCCCATTCTACTACAACCACATTCCTGATAAGCCCCTCGATGGCTATTCATCGCTACGTCGCATCTATGACCAGTGCCTGGAGATGAACATCATCCGTTCTTTCCAAGCCAATGCAGTCCGTAAGGCATCTCGTCAGTGGCTCGTTCGTAAGGGCGCTCTCGATGAAGACCAGATGAGCCAGTTGATTGCAGGTATTGATGGTGCTTATGTTGAAGTAGACACCGACAACCTGAATGATGTGATGAGAGCTGTCCCTCACACTCCAACTCCCCCAGAGCTTGAGAGCTATTACAACGCTGTGAAGGCAGACAAAGACCGTGGCAGCATCATGGCACCATTCACTCGTGGTGAAGCAACTCGTTCTTCTGCCACGGAAATTGCTGCACTTGTTGCATACACATCCTCAGAAGTTGGTCGTATGGCCCGTGAAAGAGACGAGATGATTGAAATGATGTGTCGTGCAGTCCTAAATATGTACAGAGTTTACTTAGGTGCAGAACCTGTAACTCTGTTTGTAAAGGGCAAATACATCAGCGTCAATGGCAATGAAATTGCAGATGACTTCAACATCTACAGCGAAGACAATGCATCAACTCCAGTCAGTGACGCCATTCGTAAGGGTGAGCTACTTGGTTCTACCCAAATGCTAATTGGACTCGGAGTTCCACAGGCAGAGATGCTGAAAGAACTTGTTAGGACTCTTAACTTGCCTGAGTCTTTCCTGCAACCAACGGCACCACCTCCTGCTGCAGCTGGTATGCCAGGTGAACCACCATTAGGAACGCCAGGTGGTGCAAGACTACCATCAGCAGGTCCGGCCGCTGCAGCTGCAGCACAAGGTGCACCTGGCAGTCCATCAACATTCGTCAGTCAAATGTTAGACTCACAAAGGAAGTAAATGCCACGCTACGATTTTAAGTGCTCAGAGCACGGACTCTTTGAAGACCTCGTTCCCTGGACGCAGGATACTCTTCCCTGTCCACAATGTTCACAGCCCTCGACTAAGCAAGTCTGCATGCCAGCAAAAACGCCAGGTCGGTGGGGAGACTCTGCTTCCAAATTTATTCCAGCATTTGGAAGGGAAATGACTTCAATGGAAGCAGATGCTGAAGCCAAGAAGCGTGGCCTGGTTTCAGAACATGACCTACCGAAGAACTACATCGAGGATAGACTGGAGGCACAGGATGCAGATGCAGCAGCCCACCACAAAACTATGGATTCGTTTATAGAAAAGAAGAAGGAATTCAATGGCGACGCAAGTCGTGCATGGACTGAAGTGTTCTCGACTGAGAATATGGTAAAGACAGGAACTCTCGACAGTGCCGCTCTCGGCTAACTCACACTCTAAAGGAATAATCTAATGAAAATCACAGTTGAAAAGAAAGCAATGGCTCCTATGGAAGACCCTATGGACCAGAAAATCATGGAACTCAGCAAAGAGAGCAGCGACCTGAAGGAAATGGCCTATGAAACCGTTGCACCTTCAGGCACCTATACAGTCATGGGCCTCAACTCTCTTGTTGATGCACTAAATACTGTGCTTCCAATGTTCGGTATCCCAGATTACGCCAAATTTACTGAGACACTGCCCACGTTGCCAGGAGAATTTGTCAAGATGCTCACCATGGTCAATGAAGCTGCAGTTGGGGCTGGACTTGATGAAGCAGTGATTGACATCACCACCATAGTCGATGACAAGGGCTTGAAGATGGCAGCAGGAAAGCTGATGACGCTCGCTGCCAACACCGCATTCAAGCAGTACTTGCGTTCCAATGAGCCTATGAGCACTATCGAGCCTAAAGAGGTAGAGGCCGCTCCAATGGGTGGCGCTCCAATGATGCCTGAAGGTGGCGGCATGGCAGAAGATGAATTTATGTCAGGACGTATGTCGTAACACTCACTAAACCACCCCCGATTCATTCTGGGACACTCAAACAAAAAGGATAAGGATTACTATGGACTCAAATATCGTGAACACTGGTGCCACATCAGTTCAATCTGATGCACCAACTCACACTGCGACGTTGGACCAAGCTCTTCCCCAGTCAGGTGGAGAAAAGCAGTCAGAGCCTCTAACTGGCCTTCGTGGCTCCAATCATGAACGTTTACAGGCTGCATATGCAAAGGCAACTGGAGGAGAGACTCTAACTAATGAGCCGCTTACCGTTGAAAAGCTTGCAGACTTCCAACTTCCAGATGGAGAGCACAAAGGAATTGACTATAATGCCACCATCAAGGCCCTTCCTGAGGATGCTCAGAAGATACTTGCTAACTTGCGAGCTGATTACACAAAGAAGACGCAGGCACTGGCGACATCTCAGAAAGAACTGACTGAACAGAGACAAGCCCTGCTTCAATCGCAGATGTTCAAGGACATGGAGGCAAAAGCCAATGAGCCACGTGTGGAAGCCGACCCTTGGGACCCGGCAGCCTTCAATCAGCGCATTGAACAGGAAGTTGCCAAGAGAATGAGCGATGTTTTCAAGCCAATGAAGGAAGAGATAGAGATTCAGCAACGTCGCAATAAGTTGCAAGAGTTCAAGACTGCAAATCCAGACCTTGAGACCTATAAAACTGAGATAGTTGAAGTGTTGAAGACCAATGAGACTCTCAATCTGGAACAGGCTTACTACATTGTCAAGGGCAAGAATCAGACTGAGTCTCTTCGTGCCAAGGAACAAGAGTTGGCTGCATACAAGAGTGCTGCAAAAGAATATGGACTGAAGGTGGGCGTTGGCTCTACAAATAGTGGTCCTCTGGCTCCACCTGCATCTGTCAAACGTGATGCATACAGCATCTACAAATGGCTTCAGGCAAATCAGAAAGCGTAGGAAAAATGGTTGCCATCTTTTAGGATGGTCGCCCTCTTTGAGACAAGCACCTTCCCCAGAACCCGGTTGTTCGGATAATCTGTTGAAGCTCTGCACACAATAAAATTCAATTAGGAGGCACCACAATGCCAGCAATTTCGAATGACATCCTCAGCTCCACACTGCGCATCCTGCTCAGTGAGGCTGTGGACAACTTGTATCGTTCCACTCCCCTACTCGACCAAATCCGTGCTGACGGTGGTCTTGAACTCTTCGACGGCGGTAGCCAGCTCGATGTACCTCTCATCCTGGCCGAGCACTCATCCATCACTCAGATGAGTTCCGGTTATGAGCCTATCAACTTGGCCGTGCAGGATGCACTCCGTCAGGGCCAGTTCGGTTGGTGCGACTTTATCGCTCCCATCGTTATCACTCAGCGTGAAGAGCTTTCCAATAAGGGCGACCGCGCAGTTCTCAGCATTGCTGAAGCTCGTATGAAGTCCGTTATGGGAACTCTTCGTCGTGAATGGGAACGTCAGGCAGTGGCCGGTACTTCTGCCATCCTGACGGACATGCTCACGCTCAACGGTGGCGCTTCTGGTACGGGCTTCATTGAAGGCTTGGCTGTTGGCACACAGAACAACACCGTTGGCGGCCTTGCCAAGGCTACTTTCTCTGACCTTAACAACCAGTTCGTTGATGCGGGCGGTGCTCTAAGCATTCCCACCATGTCGAACTTGATGATTAACTGCCAGATTAAGACTCCTGACGGCACTGCTCCTAATCTCATTCTCGCCTCACCGCTGTTCTACCAGACCTACAAAGGCCTGCTATTCGCGAATGAGCGTTATGTTGATGAGAGCACGCTTGATGGTGGACGCCTTGCGCTCTCCTTCAACACCGCCAAGATGTACGT